CGGACGGCGTAGCCGTAATCTCTGACCCACTGCTTGATCGTCCCCACGATCTTCGGGACGGCGTGGGTGGAGAAGGTGAAGCCCCGCTCAGGCTCAAAGGTGCGGGCAGCCTTGATCAGGCCCCACATCGCGGCGCCGTGCAGGTCCTCCGCGGAAAACTTGGCGCTGAGGCCCATCCTCCGGGCGTAGCACCGCGCCAGGGCCTCGTTGTCGACGATCAGGCGATCGGACTCCGGCGTGCGCGGGGGCAACCCATAGGCGTCAAACACCGGGATTTCCGTGGTTTCCAGGCCCTCGGCAGCCGCGAGCGGGGCCCCGTCAATCGCCTCCACGAGCTCGACAGCAGGGGCGGCCGGTGCCTGGCCTCTGCGGCGCCTGGCTGGCTTGGTGGCGGTCATTGCCATTGCCCCGGATCGAACCTGGCCGCGTGCTCTTGCAGCTCCTGCAGTGCCTTGATCTGCTCAGCGGTCATTCCAGGCAAAATCTCAGCATCCCCGCCAATCATACTACCGGAACCATGGCCATAATGCACCGTTGATACAGTCATTGGGCCGGTTCCTTGTACGAAGTTGATGGCCTGGCTGGTGGCGTCCACGAGGTCGTCGTAGGTGCCGCCGGGGAACTCCAACAGCTGGGCGGTGAGCGTCGGGGTCAAGTGGTGATGGCGAGGGAAGAACACTCGGCCCTGGGTGAACTGTGGGGTGCAGGCGTTGGCCCGGGCGGTCTTGCCGCCGTCGGGGGTGATGGCGTGGACGATGAAGCCGGCGGCTGACTGGATCAGCATGTCCACGATGGCCGGGCCGTTGGCCTTGTCCTCAATGGCCAGCTCGCCGAACTTCCACGCCGGCTGGAGCATCTTGATCGTGTCGAGCGTCGTGGAGAAGCTCATCCGGTCGTTCTTCATGTCCAGCAGCCAGAGCCCCTCGTTGGTCTGCCCCCACAGCTGCATGGCCACCATGTCGGCGCCGGGGTTGTCCTTGAACGCGCAGTCCACCGATGCGAACAGGCGGATGAAGCGATCGGGGAGCACCGCGTCGCCAGGCTCGCCAGGGCGCCCCTGCGGGGCCCAGAACCTGAACATGTGGGCCGAGAAGATCGTACCCCCGTCGGGCGTCGGCCGCTGCTGGTAGAGGGCCGCCCAGTCGCGCTCCGGGGTGTTGAGCCGCTTCTTCCTGGCCCACTCCTCGTCGTAGCGCTCCGGGTCCAACGCCTCACCTGGCTCGCGCTCATCCGGCTCGCGGGTCAGGGTGGCCGGCACCGCCGTTTGGATCGGCTCGGCCAGCATCGGCATCTCGATCACGTGCCACGGCTCGGCCGCGTCCGCATCGCCGCTGCGTTCCAACTCCTCCACCTGCTTGATGAGCCAGCCGATCAAGTCGGCCGTCGCCCATCTGGTGTGGGTGATGAGCTTGATGCACCCAGGCTCCTCGCGGGTGTTGAGCACGCTCGACCACCAGTTGTAGAGGCGGCGGCGATAGGCGGCGCTCTCGGCCTCGTCCCGGTTCTTGATCGGGTCGTCAACGTTGATGAAGTGCGCGGGCAAGCCGGTGCCCAGGCCCACGCCAGCGCCCCAGTAGCCGCCCAAGGCATTGGCGACCGACCACCGGCCCTTGCCTGCGCTGCTGGGGTCCAGGATCCCGCCAGAGGCCACGAAGTAGTCGCGGGCGTCCTGGCCGAACTCTTGGGCCAGCGTCTGCGTGTGGGCGCCCTGGCCCCATGTGCGCTCCGGATACCTGCGCAAGAAGTAGGCCGGCCCAAAGCGGCTGAACACCGTGGACTTGTAGTGCCGCGGCGGGAGCATCAGCAGGGCCCGCGTCAGCTCGGCATTGAACACCCGCTGGCCAAGCTCCACCAGCCGCGTGGTGTGGCCCGTGAAGGGGAACTGGGGGTAGACCTCGGCGATGAAGTCCCCGAAGCTCTTGGCGTAGGGCTCTGGCGCCTTGACGACAGGTCGCTTGGCGCGTTCTTCCGCCTCGTGGATCCTTGCATCGATCTGCGCCAGCGGCAGCGTCTGCGCACTGGCGTAGCGGAGGATCCGGGAGGAGCTGCGGGTCATCGGCGGCGGTGCTGGATCGCTTGCTCCAGGCGTTGCTGCAGGCGCTTCTCACAGCCCTCGATGAAGGCGTAGTCCGCCATCGATGGGCGGCGCCAGTCGTGGCGATCACAGAGGGCCGTCATGGGGCAGGGGTTGGGAGCGTTCGCAAGCGCCTCCGCCAGCTCCCAGGTCGAAAGCATCGCGCCGCCCTGGTGCCAATCCCGCGCGGCCTCGATGTCGGCGGGGGTGATTCCTTTGCTCACGGGCGGGGACGCAGCATTGACACGTGCAGCCACCCGATCGATCGGCCGGTGAGCTTCATGCGCTCGCTGAAAAGCAGGGCGTGGCGGCGGGTGTCCTTCACGCACAGACCCCAGCCGAACACGCGAAACCACAGATGGCCGGGGCTGGCCGCGTGGCAGAAGGGCGGGAAGTGGTGGGATTGCATGGTCATGGCATGCGGCCCAGCCTGCCTTCCACCAACGGCCTGTTCGCCACCACCCGCAGGGGCGCGGGGTGGAAGCCGTGGCGGGTGAGCAGCACGTGCTCGCCGGCGATCAACTCATGGCGTGGGACCTTGGCTAAGGGCCACAGCCCGCGCATCCGCCAAATGTGGTGATGGCACAGGCTGCTGGGGTCGTTGGCCCACAGCAGCCTGTGCCAAGTCCGAGCAATCCACCCCATCCCATGGGAGATCACCTCCCCCGTCTCCGGGTTGCAGGCCTTGACGTGCAGGATCTCGCGGCCCCAGGCATCGTAGGTCTTGGCGCCATTGGGGTATTGCTCCCAGAAGCTGGGGTCGTTGGCTTCAAGCATGGTCATGGGTTGGGCTCCTGCAGGGTGAGGTCGCAGCACTGCGAAACCATCATGGTTGCAGCGGTGGTGAGGACGCCGATGGCGCCGAAGGCCGAGATGTCGGCTTGTTCGGCGTCGGCAAGAACCCGCCGGAGGAGATCTGTTTCGGGGTCGGGCTGTGCTTCATTCACTTGATCGGTTTCGTGGTCCAATTTCCGTGCCTCCGCATCGGCCCGCAGTACCGCCAAGGCCTCCACTGGCAGCTCAATCGCAAAGACTTCATCGGCCCCAAGGGCAGCCCTTGCGTGAACGTGGTCGTAGGCAGTGTGCATCGTGATTCCACCAGGCCCGCCTGGGTGAAACGTAGTGAGGGTGGTCGGAATAGCCTCCGACCACTCTTGCGCCAGCAGCCAGTCGCACACCTCCGGCGGCGGCAGATGGAGATCGCGTTGGATGCTCATTTTTCAAACCTCCCAGGATTGGAACCCCGCGGCGCCCAAGGCTGGCCGGGGACGATTAGACAGTAGTTGATGGTTGCGATTCCGGTACCTCCGCTGCCCGCGGGGGTCAAGACGCGGGCGGTGTAGCCGTTTTCGTGGTCAGTGTCCTCCATGGTCGGCAACCTGCTGCGGATCCACCCGTTGCGGTCGAGGGTGGTGGGGTCCCAGGGGCCGTCAGGGGTGGCGTTGACCGGGGCCCAGGGAGTGCCGGGGTAGACGCCTAGGTAGTGGACGATGCACACGTAATGTCCGCCATCGCGGGGAGGGACTTGGACGTTCCCTTCCCTGTCCGTGTTGTCGATCTCCGGCACCCGATCGGTGATCCAGCGACTGGGGGCAGGCGCGGGCTGGGGCTCCGACAGCCGCGCCGTGGCCCCCCTGCCGTTGATCGCCTCCACGAGTCGATGCAGAGCGTCGGCGGCTTCAAGGTGGGCAGCGGCGATCCGGCCAAGTGCCTCGTCCATTGTGGGGTGGGTCATTGACCGACAGGAGCAGTAGCAGGCGCTGGCTGATGGCCGGGGGCCCAGGGTTGGCCAAGGCGGACAGAATCCCAATCGGCGAAGCAGTTGTTAGCGAAGATCTTGTCAATACGCGATGGGACGCGTACCGCACCGGCTGCGTTGGCATCAATGCCGGTAGGGACTCGATCGGTGATCCAGTTGGCGGTTGTCATTGGCTGATGGGAGCGGTTGTAGGACAGGGTTGATGCCCCGGGGCCCATGGGCGGCCGGAGGGGCGGGCGCAGTAGGCGTAGGACAGGGCGGAGCCGGAGGACGGCGACCACACCCAGATCTGATCATGGGTGCCGGCATCGGTGTGTGTGGGCGGCCGGTCGTAGATCCAGGCGGTGCTCATTCGGGCAGGGCCTCCAGGGCGCGGCGGATGGTGTTCTCGTGGGCGGCGTCAAGGTTGCAGTCGTCGAGGATGGCCAGCGCCTGTTTGCGGAGACTGGGCGGCTTGGGGCGGAGATCAGCTCTCATGTCGTCGGCCTGCTTATGGAAGCCGTTCATGAGTCCATTTCCATCGCGCACCCAATCGCAGCAAGCCTTAAGCTGCACATCCGCCGCATTGAGATAGGCCCGCTGGGCAATTCGGAACGCGTGGTCATAGTTGCAGGCCTCAAACTGGCCGGAGCCACCAGCCGCCTGGCTGAGCTGCGAGAACTCCTCCACAGTCAGCCCAGGCAGGCCTTCAGCGGGTGTCGGTTGATTGGTGTCCATGAGATGAAAGATGAATGGTGGATTAGCGAGTAGCAGGTTGCCGGTGCCGGCGCAGGGTGGGTAGTAGTAGGTGCCGGCGGTGGTCATGCCGCCACCCCCTGCCGCCGGGCCTTCGGCCTCCGGTGCGTCTCCGGTAGCACCTGGCCCTTGATGCGGGCGTAGCGGGCATTCACGGCGGCCCAGACTTCCTCGTCCAGGAACTCGAAGTGGACCGTTCCCTTCTTGAATGGCTTGAACCGGAAGAAGCCCCACTTGTACCACTCACCGGGCCAGAAGATGCCATCACCATTCGGCTTCTCCGGCTGGCTGACCTCGTCGTAGCTGCGGCCGGTGATGAAACACAGCGCCTTGATCAGGTCGCGGATTTCATCGCTCTGGCTGCCGTAGGACTTGATGTTGACGCCCCGGCCGTTCCAGCTCAGCTTCGCCATGTAGCTGCGGATGAAGCGGCGGTTGAGCATGTAGCCAGAGTTGGTCACCCAGCCTTCGACGCCGTAGCGGTTTTCCTTCGTGTGTTTCGTGAGGCTGTCGATTGCCTCCTCCACTGCACGATCGACCCGGGTGTCCTGGGTGCCGGCCACGATCTGCAGCATTCGGAACAGGTTCCGCTCAGTGAACGGGATCTTGGACTGCTGCTCCACGAAAGAGTTGATGTCCTTCGCCAGCTGGCTGGTGGCCATCTGGGCCGGCAAGAACTCGGCGAAGACGTGCTTCCAGGCAGCCTTCTGCAGCTCCTTGCGGAAGCGGTTCCGGCTCACCGGGGCCCCCTCTACGGTGACCTGCAGGCCCAGTTCCTGGCCGAAGAACCCATCAAGCACCGTCCGCAGGCGCACGCCGGCCTCCACCTGCTCGTCGTAGATGCGGCACGCCTCCACGAACCGGTTCACGATGTCCCGGCTGCGGCGGTAAGGGATGATCCCCTCCCCTTGGGCCTCGATGTCGTCGGGCCCAAGGAAGAAGCCATCGAACTCTCCGGAATTTCCGGATCGTTGCCCCGGCTTGCGCAGCCGCATCATCCCGACGCTCACCCGCGTGGGGCGCTCCGCGGTGGCGAAGCATTCGCCTAGGCATTCCTTGTTGCCGTAGGCCTCGATCAACTTGGCGACCTGGAGTTGCAGGCCCCGGTAGTGGCCCTTGATGGTGTTCCAGTTGCACAGGGCCACGATCTCGCACCCCGGCGGGGCGATCTCCCAGGCGTGCAGGATGTGGGCCTCGTCCGCCGAGAAGGGCGGGTTCATCACGATCAGATCCGCATGGCTGACCTGGTGGGCCTCCACCAGCAGGAAGTCATGCCCCAGGTAGTAGCAGCCGGGGGTGCTGGTCAGCATGTCCCGGAGCTGCGGCTCCTTTTCGCACCACAGCACCTCAGCTGCGCCACGGGGCAGGCATTCGCGCACCAGGTCACCCTTGCCGGCCGAGGGCTCCAGCACTGTCTTGCCCCGCAGATCCAGCGGGTCGAGCATCAGGGCCGCCACGTCCGGCGGAGTGGGGTAAAAGTCGGGGTTGAACATGGCTCAGCCCTCCCCCACTGCCCGACCCCTGGCCCTGCGGGCGCGGCGCTTGCGGCCGAAGTGGGTTGTGTCGTGGGCGAGCAGCTGACGGCGGATGTCGTTCTGCTGCTTCCTGTGCCAATGAATCAGCCGGCGAGCCTCAGCCTGTAGCCAGCGGTAGGCCGTGGGGCTGATTGAGATGGTGCTGCTCATGGCTCAGCCCTCCACCGTGGCGAGGGGTTTGCCCAGGTACTCGAGGCGGTCGATGCGCACGAGCGGCAGCGCGCCGACGGCACCCTTCGTCATGGTGCCGATGATGCCGACAAGGCAGCCCTCGTCCATCTGCTCAAACTGCTCGGCTGTGTGCTTGCCGTAGCCCTCGCACTGGACCACCAGCGGCGGCTGCTCACCGCGCGGCTTCACCTTCAGGGTGAAGGACGCCATGGTGGCGCCGGACTCGAACTCGCGGAACTCCAGGGCAGTGGCCCGGCCGACGAGGGTGATGCTGTTGTGTGACATTGGGGTGAAGGGTGAAGGGGCCGGGGTCTGCCCCCGTTGAAGCCATCATCCCCCGCCTGGGCCAGCCGTAACGCGACCCAAGCCCGAACCTTAACAATCCGTAACAGTTCCCACGGGCCGCTCAGGTGACCATCCGGGTCTGCTCCTGCGGCTCCGGGGCCACCGGCCCGGGCGCCGCGGGGGGCTCCAGCAGGCCCCACCAGCTGAGCCACCGATCCAGCAGGGCGGAGGCCTTTTCCTTCCTGTTCCCGCCTTTCGGTATCCCCATCGCCGCGCGGATCTCCGCTGCGGTCGACACCATCCGGCTGCAGCGGTTGGCGTGCAGAACGAACGCCGTCACGCCCAGGTCTTTGTAGTCCACAGCCTGGACACTGGCACCCGCGGCAACGAACCGCCGGGGGCGGCCATCCGGAGGGGGGTCGGGCATCTCCAGCGCCTCCCACAGCTGCATCATCGCGGGGGTGAAGGTAAGGCTGGCGACGCGGCGCCAATCGGGGGTGGGGTCAGGCATCGGCGGGGGCATCCATGGCGGCGATAACTTGGGAATCGCAAAACTCCGCACCACTATTCTTGATGACTTTGCAGACATGCTTGGTCGGTACGTCGTTTTTCTTGGACCATGACAACAGACTTGGCACCGCTGCGTTCGCTGCATCTAACTCAAGCCGCCTAAGCCTATCGGTTCCGATTTCAGCGGCCAGAAGCTCAATCCACTCCTTATTCTTGAAATACTTCATTTTAGCTTCAGTCCTTTCAAACAGATCAAGCTGGCTTTGGCTGCTTATTAGCCTTTCCCTGGGCTTGTTGCTTTGCTTGTGCTTTTCTTTGGGCTTGTTGTTTTGCTTGTGCCATTCTCTGCGGTGTTTCTTGGATAGGATTCCAGCCTCGACAGCAATGCGTTTAATCGCCGCCTTTTTGTGGTTGAGAATAAGTATTTTTCGCCTGGTTGCCTGCATTGCCGCTGGCTGCTCACAGGTCAACTTGGAAAGGACCGCATACTCTGCTGTGATTTCGGCATTGACCAGTGCGGCGCCAACATACATCTCGGAAGCGATGGAGTTAAGCTGATCCACT